CTGCCCTTCCGGGATTGGGTGGCCGCGCTACGTGACGCCTCCTGGCTGGTGGTGGCCGTGCCGCTCACCGAGGACACTGAGGACCTTGTGGACTTGGGTGTGCTCGCCAACATGGATCAGGGCTGCCTTATCAACGTCGGACGCGGGAAGGTGGTGGCGAAGGGCGCGATACGTGAGGCGCTGCGGCAGGGCTGGCTCCGTTCGGCGGTGCTCGACGTGCACCGCGACGAGCCGCTACCGTCCGACGACCCGCTGTGGCGTGACGAGCGCGTCCTGATCCTGCCGCACGACACCTGGCGAACCGACGGGCTGCGGCACTCCCGAGAGTTGTCGTTCCTCGGGAAGTACCGCAGCCTCGTGGCGGAGTAGGGCTAGAACTTCCAGATGCCTTGCGCCCCTTTGACCGGGATCGGGTCGACGAGTCGCACCGGGTCGGTCAACACCCAGTGGTAGTACCCGTCGAGCGCCCACACCGACTTGTGCTGGCGCACGACGTCGGCGAGGGTGACGTAGCCGAGCAGTCGACCGCCGGCGGTGACGGTCACCCCGTGCTCGTGTGCGAGTCGGGTGGCCCGCTCGGAGGTGTCGACCTTCACTGCAGCATGGACCCACATCCGGCCCCGGTACGTCGTCGACCACGTGCGGTTCTCGACGTCCTTGTGCCCGGCCACGATGAGGTCAGCCCACGGCTGGCGTATCGTCAACGCCCTTTGGCTGGGCGTCCGGTCTTTCCGGGTCGGCTGCTGATCCATGCGTCCACTGTCTCCTCGTTCCAGGCGGGTCGCCCCGCGACTACGTAGTCAGGCGGGGGAAGATCCCCCGGCTTGGGCGTGCCCTTGCGTCGGTTCGCTTGGGCGCGTGTGTGATAGGTGCGAGCCGAGTCGGCAGTGATGCCGACCCGGCTGGCGATCTGGGCGAGGTCCATTAGTGTTCCTGACACCCGGACAACATAAGGCACCCACCGGTGATGCGCTCGACGGCGGCATAGTCGCCGCTCATCATCACGCGTAGCGTCGGGCCGGTGCCCAGGAAGTCGTTGAGGGCTTCCCAGGCGTCGTCCCCCTCGTACTGCTCGCCCGTCTCGGTGTCGAGCAGGGTCACGGTGTCACTCATCGCCCTTGTCCTTTCCGCAGTCGTCGCACACGAGGTCGCAGTCCGAGCAGTCGTCGACCCCGCATCCGGGGACCCACTCGTGCTCGTGCTCGTCGTCCTCCGGCTCGGTGTTCAGGCGCTCCATGAGCGTGTCCAACTCGTCGGACGGGTACTGGTAGCGGAACTCGTCGGACCCGTCGTGGTGCACGAACACCGCCCGGTCGGGCGGCTCCATGTTGGCCATCAGTGCGGTCACCTCGGGCAGCAGATGCACCGTGAACCAGTCGTCCTTGCACGTATAGGTCAGTTCCAGGTAGGTGGTGGGGCCACCGCCGGCGAGCCACACGGTCACCACCGTGTCGAGGTCGATTGCGGCGGGGTCGGTGCTAACCATCTCGGTGAGCAGTGACCGGGCGCGCTGGAACGCGTCGGTGCGGAAGTCACTCATGACCGTTCCACCTCCCGGCGGGCGATGGCTGCAGTGAGTCGGATCGCCAGTTCCTCGGCGGTCGGCATCCTGGCGTCGAGCGCTCGACGTGCCTGCACCTCGCAGGCGTCGTCGTCGGGGCAGTCGCACGATCCGGTCATGGTCGCCACGTTGAGGTCGTCGTCATCCATCCACGGGTGACGATCCAGCGGGTGCCCATCGGCACTCACCGGGTCGACGATCCACCGGTTGGCGGCGTCGTCCCATAGCAGGTAGACGAGGACTGTTCCTTCGGTACGGTGTTGCATGTTCTTTCCTTTCGTTGGGTGAGAATCTTCCGGGGGCGGGGTGGGTGGCCCCGCCCCCGGGAAACCCGATCCGACTAGCGGTCGAGACGGATCGGCATGAGGATCGCGGAGTGGTGCACTGTCGCGTCGGCGTTCCAGTAGGGACGCACCGGGATCGCCTTCTCGGCGTGGTACGGGGCGAGACTCACGACCTCGGACCCGTTGCGGTTCACCTTCACTGCAGACTTGGCGAAGTCGGCGAGGAACGCCGCGTTGACGTTGACGAGCGCCATCGGCTGGGTGGCGTCGACGTCGGGCAGGAGCCGCTGATACTTCGGCCAGTTCGTCGTCGGCAGTTCACTGACCTGCAGCACGTTGGTGCTACTCGCCTGGTCGGTGATCGGGTCGACGAGTGACAGGGCGACAGTGTTCGCCTCGACGTCGTGCACGAGCCGCGCGAGCGGCGACGGCATTCCCTTGCGCGGCTTGCCCCACACCTTCGCGGCGTTGAGCAGTTCTTTCGTGTCGAGCACGAACATGCCGGACGCGCTCGGCTCGGGCGCCCCCTCAACGGTCGGGACCTCAATTGTCGAGTAGGCGAGGCGGTAGCGGTCGGTCGCGGCAAGCGTGACCGCGTAGCGCTCGGTCGGCACCTTCACCCACTGGGAGTTCCAGTGCGGTGCGTGTTCGGTGCCCGGCCCGTAGGTGAAGTGCACGCCGGCGAAGGCGTTGTTCCGGTCGTTCGTCGACGCGGACGCTGGGGTGACCCACGCGAGTGCGTCGAGCAGGTCGACGAGCGGCAGCGCCACGGTGGCGGTCTGCTGGGTGGTGGTGGTGGACATTCTGTTCCCTCCTTGGGGCTAGTTTGACTTGCACGAACAACATAACGGAGGCGCCACCATGAACCAAAGGAACGCCGGGAAACCGTCGGAACCGCCTCGACCGCTCGGCGTACAAGGCAAACGGGTGTGGGACAAGTACGCCGCGCTACCCGTCGAGGACGTCCTGTTCGCCGCCGAGTTGGCAGACGAGCACTACATCCTGCGGTCCCGCGTCCTCAAGGACGGCGACCCGCAAGACCGGCGGGCACTCCGCGAGGTGGAGGTCGCCCTGCGGGACGCCCTGCGACAACTCGACACAGGCCTGTCCTGGTCCCGCTACGGCAAGGAGGTCACCGCATGAGTGGCAAACCGGGCCGCGTCCCCAAGCACTCGTCCCAGCGCCGCCGGCGGAACCTCGACAGTCGCCCCGAGCAGGTCGAGGTCACCGGCCCCCCGGTCGAGGTCCCCGACCTCCGCCCCGGGATTCACCCGTTGGCTGCAGCCTGGTACCAGTCGCTCATTGACTCCGACCAATCCCGCTACTACCAGCCGTCCGACTGGGTGATAGCCCAAGTGGTCGCCGAAGCCATCGAGGACTACGCGAACAACCACAGGGTGTCCACCCTGCAGACCATCCTGTCCGGGGCCACCAGCCTGCTCGCCACCGAAGGGGACCGCCGGCGGTTGCGCCTGGAACTCACCCGGAAGGTAGCCGACACCGATGAAGCCGCCGCCGTTGTCGCCATCGCCGAATACCAATCCCGTCTCGGTTCATAACCGCCTCTCCACGCTCCCCGAAGGGGTGCCGTCACTCACCCTCGGGTGGGAGGCGATCAGGTGGGCCACCAAGTACCTCAAGCATCCCAACGGCCCCCGGGCCGGGCAGCGCTGGCAGTTCGTCGACAGCCAACTCCTGTTCCTGTTGCACTGGTACGCCGTCGAAGAGGACGGCGCCTGGCTGCACCGGCACGGCGCTCGACGACTCGCCAAAGGGTCCGGGAAGTCACCCTTCGCGGCACTGCTCGCACTCGTCGAGTTGTGCGCCCCGGTGCGGCTGCGAGACTTCGACCCGGACGCACCCGGCGGCTGCATCGGCAAGCCGGTGGACATGCCGCTGGTGCAGATAGCGGCCACCGCCGAATCGCAGACGGCCAACACCATGCGAATGGTGCGCGCCTTCGCCCCGAAAGGCTCCCGCGTCGTCGACGAGCACAACCTGGACGTCGGCAAGACCGTGTTCTACAAGCCGGGCGGCGGGCAACTGCAGACCATCACCTCGTCCGCGACCGCCGCCGAAGGCGCCGAGGTCACCTTCGTGGTGGCCGACGAAACCGAACACTGGACGGTCAACAACGGCGGGCAGGAGTTGGTGCAGACCCTCGACCGGAACCTGCGCAAGTCGGGCTCCCGAATGATGGAGACGTCAAACGCCTGGGAGCCGGGCGTCGGATCGGTCGCCGAGTCCACCTGGGACGCTTTCGTCGCGCAGGAGGAAGGCCGCACCAAAGGCACCTCGCGCATCCTGTACGACGCCCGCGTGGCGCCGCCGGACACCGAGCTCGGTGATGAGCAGTCCCTCACCGAGGCGCTGCAGTGGGTGTATGGCGACTGCTACTGGGTGCCCATCGAGCAGGTTCGGGAAGCCGTGTGGGACCCCCGCACACCACCGGACGTGTCCCGCCGGTTCTACCTGAACCAGCCGACGGCAGCGCTCGACGCCTGGGTGACCCCGCAGCAGTGGGCAGCGTGCGCCGACCCGTCGGTGACGGTCGACCCGGGCGACGACATTGTGGCCTTCTTCGATGGCTCCAAGTCCCGGGACGCGACCGCCCTGGTCGGCTGCCGGGTGTCCGATGGGCACGTGTTCACCCTGGGTGTGTGGGAGCCCGACGGCGAGGACGTCGTGCCTGTCGTCGAGGTGGACGCCGCCGTGGCCCGCATGTTCGACCTCTACAACGTGGTCGGGTTCTTCGCCGACGTCCGCGAGTGGGAGTCCTTCGCCAAGGTGTCGTGGCCCAACCAGTACGCCGACGGGCTGCAGGTGTGGGCCGAGTCTCGTGGCACCAAGGACCCGCAGCCCATCGCCTGGGATATGCGCGCCCACGTGATGGAGTTCACGAAGGCTGCCGAGTTGGCTGCCGCCGAGATAGCGGACGGGCAGTTCACCCACGACGGGGACTCCCGCACCGCCCGGCACGTGGGCAACGCCCGCCGGCGGCTCAACCGCTACGGGACGAGTATCGGCAAGGAGTCACGAGGCTCCCCGTACAAGATCGACGCCGCCGTGTGCGTGGTGGGCGCCCGGATGGTGCGCCGCTACGTGCTCGCACAGGAATACCGCACCAAGCCCAAGCGACCCCGGACGGGTCGTGTCGCCGCATTCTGATGGAGGTCATGGATGGAGGCCAAGGACCTCGCCCAGGAGTTGCTTGACTTGCGGGGCAGTGAGTTGCCGCGCCTGCAGAAGGTCGACCGCTACCTGCGGGGCGACCACGAGTCGGTCTACGTTCCCGCCGCTGCCCGCGCCGAGTTCCACTGGATCGTCAAGCGCGCCCAGGTCAACGTGCTCCCGCTCATGGTGGACACCCCCGCCCAAGCCATGTACGTCGACGGCTACCGGCATTCCGACGCGACCGACAACACACCGGCGTGGGCCGGGTGGCAGGCCAACCGGATGGACGCCCGCCAGACCGGGCTCCACCGCGCCATGCTCGCCTACGGGGTCGCCTACAACCTGATCCTGCCCGGAACCCCCGAGCCGGTGTGGTATCCGATGAGCCCGCTCCGCTGCACCACGGTGTACGACGACCCGATCCAGGACGAGTGGCCCGAGTACGCGCTCGTGGTGAAACGGCTCCGCTCGCACACTGAGGTCACCCTGATCGACTCGACGAGCCTATGGCGGTTCACTGCAGCCAACGACGACCAGACGATGGACCTGCAGTTCCAGCGTGAGGAACGCCACGACCTTGGGGTGTGCCCGGTCGTGCGGTACGTCAACCGGGTCGACCTCGACGGCAAGGTGATCGGCGAGGTGGAGCCGCTGATCCCGCTGCAGGACCAGATCAACCTGACCACCTTCGGTCTGCTCATGGCGCAGCAGTACGCCGCGTTCCGGCAGCGCTGGGTGACCGGTATGGCGATCCCCGAGGACCCCGACGGCAACCCGGTGGAGCCCTTCAATGCTGCAGTGAACCGGCTGTGGGTCGGCGAGGACCCGGACACCAAGTTCGGGGAGTTTGGGCAGACCGACCTGGGTGGCTACCTGCAGTCGCGGGACGCCTCCCTGCGGCACGTCGCCACCATCGGGCAACTTGCACCGCACCACCTGATGGGACCCATGAGCAACATCTCCGGGGACGCCCTGCAGGCGGCGGAGATTCAGCAGACCCGCAAGACGACGGAGCGCAAGGAGTTGGCCGGGGAAGGCCACGAGCAGTCCTTCCGGTTGCACGCGCTCGCCGCCGGTGACGTCGCAGGGTTCGCAGACACCGCCGCGCAGGTCATCTGGCGCGACGTCAACAACGTGAACCTGGCAGCCATCGCCGACGCCTGGGGGAAGATCGCCACCCAACTGCAGGTCCCGGTGGAGATGTTGTGGGAGAAGATTCCGGGCTGGACCCAAACCGACGTGGAGCGCGCCCGCGCCCTCGCCTCGTCCGGGGACAGCCTCGGGCAACTCGCGCAGGCGCTCACCGCGCAGGCCGACGCGCTCGCCGAGCCGCCGGCGGTGGACGTCGATGGCGGCGACGACTGACGGGCGCGCGGTCACGCTGACCAAGCGCCGCTCCCAACTACGCCTTGCACGCGCCGTACAGGCGCAGTCGTTGACCCT